GGAGATATTGAAGATTGAGTCGACGTGAAAGCAGCCACCCTGTCAGCACCAGTACTCGAAGGCGAAGCGGCTGAAAGGTTTTTGAAAACTATCGAGAAGAATAAAACCCGGTCGATACCAAAGGAGGACTTCGACCGGGCTCAGCGAACCTATAAGAATTTTATCAAGCCTGAAGTGTGACGCTATAACGTGTATCGTTTTCGAGTTTTGCTATTTGACGTTGTAGCCGGGCGATTTCTTTCAAACGCATTCTCTCGGCGGCGGCCAAGGCCTCTTCGTAGTTCTCAGTCCAGGTGGAGCTTGGGAACGTTACGAAGCGGTTGCTGTCCGGTCTGAATCGCGGTCCACAGATATCAGCACCATCTTCGATTGTTCCCTCGTGACTGACTATGCCCCGCGCTGTAAGGGCTGTTTTGGTTACGTAAACTGTTGCTCGTCTTGTTATCATGGCGTTGGGAATAGCTCGTGGAATTTATGGAGGACATGCGCTTCGATCAGTTTTTCTGCTACGGTGAACTCGTGGTCGGAAGGTAGCCCATAGAAATTAAACGTGGTAAAGAACCGGACCTGATCATTGAAGAACGTGGCTTTAAAATTATAGGTAAACTTATCATACTCCAGTTTCTGTATAAGTTTCGGGACACCTTCAGCGTCACAGATAACATCGGGTTCAAGGCTCATGATTTAACCTCTGTAAAATTTAACTCCTTATAAAAATCTTAAACCACGATTAACCTTATGTCAAGACCAAAAAGACAGCGCGTGGCAAAAACCCCACGACAACGATCTAATTTAACATTTATTAAATCTGAGGTACCGGTCCCTGAGTCCGCTGCGGCTGTGCCCGAAGATATTTTTGCGAGTCAGTACTATGATGGTACCGGGGGCACGGGTGATATCCTCGCACCGCCTTACGATTTTGGCTTACTTGAACAACTCGTAGAGCGCAACAGTACGCTCGGGCCATGTATAGCCGCGTACACGGTAAACATAGACGGTACAGGCTATACAATCACCCACAACGGGGAGGAAGTCGACTCACTGAACCCCGTTGTGGGGAGTGAGCAGTTTTTTGACCTATTCGGGGAGATATCCCCAGGTAAAACACTCCTCACCCTGCGTCAAGAGACCCGCGTCACCCTGGAGACTACAGGAAACGCATTTCTCGAGGTCGTTCGAAACATCGACAACGAAATAACGTTTATCAACCTACTACCTACCTCGTCCATGAGGCTCGTTCGTCTTGGGGAGCCCCATACTGTTCGACGATATTTCAGGCGAAACGGGAAAATCGTTCCGCTGACGTTCAGCGTCCGCGAAAGAGCGTTTGCCCAGGTGATAAACATGCAGACTATTTATTTCCGAGAGTTTGGAACCTCCCAAGACATCCATAAATCGAGCGGAGAGTGGACCACAGATAAACTATCACTCACGGAACGCGGTAACGAGATCATACACTTGACGGTCAACAAAGCGGCCAATAGTTTATATGGTGTTCCACGTTGGATAAACCAGACACCATCTGTCATGGGGTCTCGTGAAGCCGAGGAGGCCAACCTGCAATCTGTAGCCACCGGTGGACTGCATGCTGCTTGGGTTTTTCTGACTGGCGGGTATCTTGACCCGTCAGTCAGAAAGCAGTTTGAGAATTTAAACGACGCCGATGCTAAAGCTAAACTCGGTGTGGCAATCGTGGAGGTCATGAGCGCAGGCGGAGGTATCGACGGTAGGGAGTCCAACCCCGGCGTAGCGGTCCACAAATTCGGCTCGGAGTCATCCAAAGACGCGATGTACGAAAAATACGATGATAAGACCCATCGCAAAATAATATCTGCATTCCGGCTGCATGGCCTGTTTATCGGTGAGGCAGACAGCATCAACCGCGCAACCGCAGAGGTTATTTACGCACTGACGGAGGCCCAGGTGTTCAGGCCGGAGCGGGATGAGTACGACGAAAAATGGAACATGACGGTAATGGCCGCTCTGGACCCGACCGGATCGTTTAAATTCCATAGTAACCCCATCGTTCTGAAATTTGTCTTGGAGCAGCTAAAGGCCTCTGAACTCGTCAAGGGTGTTGAGGGCGTTGAAGTTGCCGCCTGGATATCGAATATCAATAAGATATCTGGGACGAGTTTTGTATACGAAGAGCCTGTTGAGGTTGAGACTCGTGACGGGTCCGAAGAGACTCGTGACGAGTCCGAAGAGACTCCTGACGGGTCCGAAGATACGCCTGACGGGTCCGAAGAGACTCCTGAGGATTTGGCAAAAAGTTTCTGGACAAACGGCGCAAAATCGTTTAATATGTCACTAGTGGAGGAGCTAACAGACAGCGAACAGACTCGATTTTATAAACACGTTGCTCTGCTGACTCTACCAGGGGCGCACCGTGATTTAAAGGGTGCTGTCGAACTGATTAAATGTGAATGTGGGGGGACACACTGACTATGGATGATTTACTGCCGTGCCCGTTTTGTGGGGACACTGAATCGTTATACGAAAAACACCTTGAAGGTAGTACAGTACACCATCCAGCGTGTAAGTTAGTTTGTGATAACTGTGGAGCGTCAACGGGGTACACAGATACAGACTGGAAGGGCGATTGGAACGAACGGTCCACCGTGGAATCGAAAAACCCCGATGACGAAGCAGAGTTTGTGGCTTGTAAACGATGCGGCTTCTACACCTTCACGCCTTACGTGATATGGATTAAGCTAGGCGGCTCATTATCACAGCATGCATGCGCACACCCGGACTGTTTCAAACCCGTTACGAATCACGACCCAATTTACGGTGTGACAATCTCCAAGCTCCGTATTCAGGATTGCGACACTCTGAACGCTAAAAATAACTGTAAATTATACAAGGAAAAATAATGACCCGAGCCGAATATATCAACGCACGCAATTCTAAAATCCCGGCGGCTGTACTTCACGCTGACTGGGTTGCCCCTGATGCCGTTATCTGTCCCCGGCCTTCAGATAAAGTGGCCGGGGAGTGGAACGAAGCCTACGGGCGAGAAATGGAACGACTTTCGCCTAGCGTCACTATTCCGTCACAGAAATTCGTTCCACAGGCGATCCGGGCGGCGAATCGTGTCGTCCCTCGTATGGCACAGCGGATCCCGAACCCGCAGACCGGGGGTTTCATTGTCCCTGACCCCGGCACGATTGACGCTTGGGAATTCGCGTACGAAGGATTCCTTGCAGAGTTGTGCGCGGCTGCGGGGATCGAGGTATAAATTTAACCAGAGAATTGACATGATTGAATTAGGAAGTATGGTACGAGACCGAGTAACGGGTTTTGAAGGCGTTGCGGAAAATAGAGCAACGTTTTTATTCGGTTGTGTCCAGCCGACAATAAATGACGGCCTGGGTTGCACTGATCGCGGAGGTGTTCAAGACAGCATGATGATTGACGAGCCGCAACTGGTGGTACTGGACCGGGCACCCGTTATGCAGCCGCCGCCAGAACCAAGGCAACGAATCCCGTTAGGCCATCTGGTAGAAGACCCTGTGCGTGGGATGACAGGTGTCGCCACAGGTCGTGCAGTCTACCTCAACGGGTGCTCTCGGATACTTGTAGAGTCATAGCTGGTGGGTTGACGAGCAACGATTGATCTTAGGGGGGGGTTGATTATTAAGCCAGAATTAGACATGACGACTGGTGGACCGGCTCCAAGCTCTTCGAAATATTAGTCATACCGGTAAACCACAAGGAGATTTGTGGTTTACCGGTTGAATTGGATGTTATTCAAGGCCCCTGGTACGGATAAGTTGGACACCAAAAACCGTACGCCCAATAGCCTATGACTGTTCCACGTCCGTTAAGGTGAGTATCCGGTGGAGTAAATTCTTCCAGAGACGTGTCTTCTTCATTCGCTGGCCTCCCGCACGAGGATATAAGGTACCAGGTTGGACACTCTCGTCAACCCTTTTTTCAGGGACTCTATTTTACGTCGCTGCATGTCCTTGACCTTTTTGACCGCTTCGTCCTCGGTTTCGTGCCAGTTTGGCTTGAGGTGGAATTCGCCGCGACGGGGGTGCTCAGTACATTTGAAAACCTTCCCATCCTCCGATATCTCCCCGGTCCCAAGGTAAACGCCGGTAGTGAGGGCATATGTTGTGATAAAAACCGTATGCATTATTCGTCTCTCAGTAAAATTTAACTCCTTACTCGAATCTTAGACCAGATAGCCAACCATGTCAAATGAAATCACATGAACGAACAAACTTTTCTCACCCTTGAGGAATCCCTGTCTCTCCGGCTCCTCGACACCTGGCAACCGATCAAAGGGCGAATCATCGTCTCGCTCGTTCAGGCCATAGAGCGGGACGACTACGATGCCGTAAACGCTGCGGTTGCCCGGATAAAACTGGAACGCTCCACAGAGGGCAATTATGATTACATAAAACAGATAGGTCGTGGCGCGGTGCTGTTTGGCGCATCCCGTTTAACCGATGGCAAGCCTGACGATACACGGGCCTTGGAGGATCCCGGTACAAAGTCTACCGTTGCGCGATCCTCCGCCCAGGTTTCTATGGTCCTGATGGACGCCTCGATAAAAGTTCGCCACGCCGTGGGACAGCAGGCATTCGAGGAACTTGAAAATCGGCGTATCGGAAAAATACAGAAAGACATCACCACCCTCGCTGAAGGGTTGGGCGGCAAATTCGCCAGCGGTGAGTCCTCGATAAACCTCGCGGCGTCGTTGCACACCTCGCGGCTTGCGTCGTACGGATTCTGTGTTGAAGCAACATTGCTACAGGTCGTTACCTGCGTGGATAACGAGGTTCTGGACTCCAGAACCTGCCCGGTCTGCGAGTTTATGGACCAGACCGTGCTCAGTGTCGAGAAGATTTTTACACAGACGAAACAGGCGTTTGAGGCTACGACGGTTGAAGAGCTGAAACGCGCCGCGCCGTGGCCTGGCCAGTCGAAGGCCGCGCTCACCGAGCTGACCAGTATGACTACGAATGAAATTCAGGAGTTAGGATACTACCCACCGTTCCACCCGCTGTGTCGTGGGTTCCTGGATTTCAATAAATCCGGTCAACAGTTAGTTGACACCGTTACGACCCCATCAAGTATTCCGGGTATGGGTGATATCACACCCCCGACCCTGCCTCAAAGCGAGCAACGCATTAGAAACTCAGTCATACCTCGCACAGGTACGGTATCTCTCAACGGGATCAACGACCTATCCGTGGCCGCGCAGATCGCGGAAACCCTGGCGCTGAACGTAGAAAAATACGGGGCGCAGGTTCATAACGTTCAGACCGTTTCGCGGGGGAAATTCCTCACGAGGATGAATTATGACGCGACAAGCAAGCGGTTCACGCTGAGTATCAATAAAACCGCACTGAATAAACTCGGCGACAAGGCTGCTGTGGACGCTGTGTACGCTGCTGGCGCGGAAGATGGTGCAATGCTGGCACGAAACCTCGACGAGGCCGTAACGCATGACTACGGTGTGCGGTCAGTGACAGTTACGGCTCGGGCAACAGGTGACCTGAGCGTGTCGTATCCGGGGATTTCTCGGCTGGCGGATGAAGGGCTGATCGAGTCGGGCGGGGAGCTGTTTTTGAAACGCGCAGTCTCAACGCTGGACGCTGAAGAAACTGCATTTCTGGAGGCGCTGTTATGATTGTTTACGGTATTCCTCGTATAGGTCTTCTTCCCACCGTTCCCGGTCGAAGTCCAGCTCATAGTGCGCGCCCGATGTCATATATTCTTCATACAGTTCGTTTTCCATCAGGTCGTGCCACTCGTCGAACTCAAGACCTGATGGAAGCGTGGTTAACAATGTACTCATAGCGTCTCTCCGCTGATTGTTAGGAAGCCCCCTTTCGGGGGCTGGGTTGGTTTAGCTGTTTATCTCTTCCGTTGCCCTTATCAAGGCCTCCAGGTCATCGTTGTCCCACTTTCCTGGATGAGTTGCTTCAAGTTTTTCGGCCAATTCGAGGATCATGTCTGTGGTCAGTGTTGAGTTCATTTTTTGCTCCGTTGTTGGTTGATTAGTGTCTCGCTCTCTGATGTGTCTTAACAATAACACGACGCGATAACCTTGTCAAGATTAAAATGTCGCGTCGTGTCGTTTTTTTTTTTATTTGAAGCAGCAAATGGCTACAACAAGCCAAAAAAAAAAAAAAAAAAAAAAAAAAAAAA